GGCATATTTCCAAACGCTCGACCATCATTGTTAGGTGTGAACCTTCGAATCATAGGAGGTTGGCCACAAAAGAAATGGAAGCTGAAATCGTCTCCCGCTGCTACAAATTTCTGCAACATATTCTGGGCTCCTGAGACGTATAACATGTGTCCATGGTGTTCCCCTGTAAAGGGCTCATCATTATTACCAGTGCCCTTCTGTTCCGCCCTACAATGATGAAATCTCCTATAGGAAATATACGGGAACTCAACTTCCAAGGCCCCTTCCGTATCAGTTGCCGCAATTTCCGAACCTGCGACACCACCCATGACATCGACATCAAACGAAACCAAACTAGGTGCATCAAAAGACAAAGGAATGACATCAGATATGTTGGTTTGCGCAAGGGGCTGAGCAAGGCGCTTGACATAAACGAAACTCGAACGTGCTGTACCAGCAGTATTAAAAGACATATACTTAGCACGAACGCCACCCCTCCATCCGATGTAACAAGGCTTGAACCAGTTGAGAAAAGTCATTGCAGCATAATGGTAGCTTTGCGAACTGGGATCGGCAGTAGCAGCCGTAGTAGAGTTTCTGACTTCAAATTGACCCTTCATGGTGGGGAAATTATAGTCATAGGCAATTCCAAAGTCGGAAGCAATAGGAAGTGACTTGTGAAAAGTATACCTTTTAATCAAGCTTCTAACAGATGATATCTTCTCACCCATGAAAACATGATAAAGAGGATCACTCAAGGAATCAGAAGTGCCCACGGGAGTAATAGAAGGGGGACTCTCTGGTATATCATCTGCTTCATCAATCACTTCCTCCTCACCAGCCTGCGCCATCATTTCGATACCGGATTGGGCCACATAGTCAGTATTGGGCACGTATTCTAGCGTTTCAAGCATAGCAGATGTTGGACCAGCGACTTCGAAATCCGGCCCACCTCGAACAAAAACATTGAGGTATACTGGCTGTGCAAGTGCTGGATTTGGTGAAGTGAGGTTATTCAGAACCTCAATACGCAATTGCCCATTATGGTTTGCATTGCCAACGGTCTGGGTGCGAGATCCATCCGTATGCGCAGCAATAAAAGTAGAACCTTGGAATCCAGCACGATTCAATACTCGTAACCAAGCACGTGCTTGGTTCCATGCAACAGGAATTTCAAAATCCCTATTTTCTGCTATGTCAATAATCCGTGTGTAAACCTCATTCTCATCATACGGTGTAGAATGAATGTACGGATCATACGTGATCCTAATGCGACCACGATGCAACTGCGAGGCAACA